CAAAGAGCTATCTACAACTCGCTACAACTCTGAGTATAATCAACTACTTAAGAAGGTTTTATATGGCAGGAAAGCGTAAACTAACCAATCTGGAAGAAGTCAAGAGTATAGTTAAGGAGTATAAAAACAATCCTAAGCCTACCTTAGTTGAGTTATGCCAAGCACTTAAGATTGTTCCTCTCACTCTTTATAGTTACATGGACAGAGATGACGAGATGGCTGAGGTTTTAATAGACGGGTGGCAATACCTTATAGGATGTCATGAGAAAGCCCTATGGGAAAAGAATCCTGTTTCTCATATGTTCTATTTGAAGACTATTAAACGCTTTGGTTACAGGTTTAATGACCAAGAAAGCGTAGACCTGTCGCCGCCAACCAAAGTGACCATAGAGGTCATAGATAAAAAGTAAACAAATGATTAGCCTTAGCAGAGCTCAATATAACTTCATAAACTCCACTACAAAGGGTACGATGTTCTTATCCTGCATAGCGGGGGGTAAGAGTTATGCCCTTGTCTTCAAGTCTATAATTGATGCCTTAGCTGGTAAGAGAGTCCTGGTCCTTAGCTATAGCCTTAATAACCTGAGAGATAACTTAGTGCCACTATACAGACAAGTCCTTGATCTGATGGGCTACACTGAAGGAGCACACTATTACATAACCAAGTCCCCCAGTATAAACGTAGTAATCAACAGGATTGATATAATGCTTAGAACCGCTTCCAATCCAGACAGCCTCAGAGGCCCATCTGTGGCAGCCTTATACTTTGATGAAGCGAGAGAGCTTACAAGGGAAGCATTTGACATAGGCCTTGGCAGACTAAGGGCAGGCTCTGACCTTCAATGGTTCATAGCTACAACTGTAAGAGGTAAAGACTGGGTATATGACATAATCAAGGAAGAGGGGCTGACGGATATATTCAATACCAATATGGTAGCTAATAACTATCTGACTCTTATCAGGACAACTATAGACGAGGTACCCCATATATCCGAAGATTATGTAAACGATCTCAAACGTCAGTATACCTCAAGCTTTGCTCAACAGGAATTATACTGTGCCATAGTAGATGGAGCAGCAGAGATAATCAACCCTGACTGGCTAATCCTTAAAGACCTTGCCAGTCCCAAGACAGGCATACGCTTCTGGGATCTTGCAGTCAGTACCAAGACCTCAGCTGACTATAGTGCAGGTTGCCTGATGACCAAACTAGACAAGTATTATATACACGATATCAAGAGAGTAAAGCTGGCATACCCTGATCTCAAGAAACTTATTATACAGACAGCCATACAAGATGGCCCAGACGTTCATATAGGCCTTGAGGATGCAGGACAACAGTTAGCCATCATTCAGGACCTTAGACGGGTCCCAGAGCTTTCCAACCATGTCCTACGCAGGTACAGACCAACCAAGGACAAGATTACCAGAGCTCTACCTTTCGCGTCACAATGTGAACTAAGTAATGTCATAATCAACAATATGCCCTTTGTACGGTTCTTTAAAGATGAGTGCCTTAACTTCAACTCCAAGGATATTAATAAAGGACACAATGATATGATAGATGCTACAACTGGAGCGTATAATCTATTATGCACTGGCATAGCTACAACCAACCAGTTAGGATAAAATAATGAAAGAACTTACTTTTGAATCAGATAGAACGACTAATCCATCATACTCTCAAGCTGATGGCTATTTAGACCCGTTATATGTTAATGACTATCTGTTCTGTACTCATCTATACGATGGATCAGGCGGTATTAAAGACGGTACTTATCTAGTCCCCTTTGAAAGGGAATTATATTATACCAAGCGTAAGAGCCTCGCTAGTTATAGAAACTTCCTGAAGCCCATTATAAACGCATTGGTTGAGCCAGTGTTTAGTAATCCTATTACACGAACTACTACCAATCCACTATATCTAGGCTTCATAGACGACTGTGACAATAGGGAAACATCTTTATCTAATATAATGGCTAAAGCGGCCACTCTAATGAAACTACACGGTGTAACCTTTGTAGTAATGGATAACTTCAACGACCCCCCAAGTTCGCAAGCAACCGTCTTAGCAGATAGAAAATATCCATATATCTATATCCAGCCAGCATATACTGTTGACTCCTATGAGGTAGACAAGTTCAACAAACTGATATCTATTACGTTCAAGGGAGAAGATGAAGTAATAGACGGTAAGAAGTATAAAATCCTATGGAGGTATGACTCAGTAGCTATAACCAAACAGTATCATACTGGATCAGGTAAAGACTCCAAACTTATCAGGGAAGAGCCAGTAGAGCACGGCCTTAATGTAATGCCAGTAATACCTGTGTATGATAATGGCCTTACCGATCAGGTCCTTCCTCCTCCAACATTCTATGACATAGCCAAGCTTAACTGGTCCCTCTTCAATAAAGACAGTGAACTACGAGACCTTGAACGAGCCCAGTCCTTTAGCGTGTTCTATGCCCAATTAGGGGGATCTAATAATAACATAACCATTGGACCACACGCTATGATGAACCTCCCTGCAGACCCTTCTATAACTATTCCACCTGGCTATGCAAGTCCTAATCCTGGCATCAGCGACCAGCTTGTAAAGTCATGTAATGAGTTCGTAGAGAGTATCTACAAGGCAGCATCACAACAAGGAATAGTAGGCATCAAGCAGACATCAGGCATAGCTGAAGCATACAAGTTCCAGTCCGCCAACACCCAACTAAAGCAAACTGCTAATATTATGCAGAACCTGGAAACTAAACTGGTAGCTATGTTTGGCCGCTACACAAAGCAAACAATAGACTGTAGCATATCTTATACTAAACAGTACGATACTTACTATTCAAATATAAACGTAGATGAGATAGCTAAGCTCTTACAGTTAGATATCAGTGATGAGATCAAGAAAGAGATCAAGAAGACAGTTATAACTCGTTTCTTAAATCACCTTGATGATGATACAATGCGTAAATTGCAAGACATTGTATAATTTTACACAAACATTACAGTAAAAGGCTTTGAAGCCTAAATTTAACACCCATGGAGGTATGTATGACGTTAGAAGAGATCAAAGCTGCACTTGAAGCAGCGGGCAAACAAGATGTCTATGAAGACGTAGTTGGCCTTGTAAACAGCGAGAGAGAAAAAGGTATAGCTGAATCAAGAAAGAGAAACAACGAGAATGCCAGACTTAGAAAGTTCAAACAGGCATTTGAAACTCTAGGCTATACAGATGATACTGATCTTGAAGACTTTGTAGCTAATATTGGAAGCTCTAAGGGGCCTGCCAATAACCTGACACTTAAACTACTTAATGATAAGATCAAGAGTATGGAGTCAGAGCTACAAGGTGAAAGACGCAAGTCTAAGACTTCAAAGATAGTATCAGAACTTACCAAGGCCCTCAATGATAAAGTATATGGTGCCCAGTTTCTCATTAGATCATTGCTGGCTGATGATAAGGTTGATCTCGCTGATGATCAGGTAGTATTCAAAGATGGAGACACTGTACTGGATTTTAACACAGGAATTAACAAGATTCTTGAGACAAACAAGGAAATAGTCAAAGCCAATCAGAATCCAGGAACAGGAACTAAAGTAGTAACTAAAGCTACAACAAACAATGTACAGGCTATCTTAGCCACTAAAGATCCAGCACATATAGCTTCTCACGCAAAGGAGATAGCTGACGCGCTGGGCTTAAAGATGTAAATCAAAGGATAAAACACAATGAGTATGTCGGCATTTATACCGTCGGAAATCGTCCCAAGCGTGATGCTTTCCAGGATTCAGAAGCAGCTGGTAGCTGCAGACGTTATCAATCATTCCTATGAGGGGATGCTAAAGAAAGCTGGAGACAGCTTCAAGATTCCATCTCTTTCAGGTATCGCTGTTGGCGATTACACAAGAAACCAGACCCTGACATGGTCAGCAGTAGGTGGCTCAAGCCAAGTTCTGACTATTAACCAGGAAAAGTATATTACATTGCACCTTGATGCAATTGATAATGAACAATCAGCCATAGCAGTGTCTAATGACGTGTTTGGCCAGATGTCATACGAGGTCGCCAACGACGCAGATAGCTATCTGCTTTCTGGTTATTACCCAAGCGTTGATGGAACTAACAGTGGTGGATCAGGAGCAAGGGCTCTAGGTACATCTGGTACAGCAATCTCTGTATATAACATTGAAACAGAAACGACTGGTAGTGGCGCTCTAGCATACCTTGGTCGTATGGCTCAGATTCTTGATGAAGAGAACTGTCCTCAAGCTGACCGTTTCGCCATTGTACCACCGTGGTTCAGCTCTTATCTTGTACAAGAAAAGTGCCTGACTGCTCCATCTGTTGAAGGCGAAGCAGCCTATCAGAATGGAAGAGTTGGAAGAGCAATGGGCTTTGACATTAGAACGTCAACAAACCTAATCAACTATAACACTACTGCTTCTCACATCTATGCTGGTCACAAGTCAGCAGTTGAGTACGCTGGTAGCATGGTTGAAGCAAGCATCTTCCCGATGAGAGAAGTTAAGTTTGGTGAAGGATTTGCTATCCTGTATGTTTACGGAGCGCTTGTCGTTCGCCCAACTTTCTTGTGCAAGGGCTTTGTAACCCAAGCGTAATTACTTGAATAAGGGGGGTAGCAATAAACTACCCCCTTAACTAGTAAAGGAAATTTAAATCTAATAATGGCTGAATATATCACAACATCTGACCTCACAGCTACAGTGGCTCAAGGTCTGGCTAATATAAGCGGGTATGTAGAGCAGGCAAATAGTCATATAGACTATATAGCTACAAGCTTTGGCTTGACTGCTTCAGGCATATCCACTCCAATACACTTCTTGATAAAAGAGTATGCTATTAGCTATGCTTACAGGTCAATGTACAGAGATAAGACGGGGGCAAACAATCTTGAGGCTACAGAAGACAAGTACTTTGCCCTTTACCAGATGCACGATAAAGAAGTAGAACGCTTAAGACCTTTTCTTACCAGAGAATTGTTTGATGGGACAGCATCAAGTGGTAATGAAGTAAGTAGAACAACCGTATTATACAGGTGCTAACATGTATAGCCAGCTAGATGTAATTGAATCGGGAATACTCACCTGCCTATCAGAGATGACAGTCTCTGGAGGTTATAACTACGACACAGGAACCACTAATCAGTTAGACTTTAATAAAGCCTCTTTCCCGCTATACAATCTATTCCTGTATCCAGAAGAAAGAAGCCTTGATGCTGCCTCCCATCCTAACATGAACTCGTTCAGGAATGAGGCATCCTTTGAGATCTACTGCTATAACAAGGTATCAGAAGAGAACTATAATAACCAATTTGAGATTGACCATATCCTAAATGGACTATTACACGACGTTAAGAAGATGATAGGTCATAACCCGACAATAAAAGGTACGTGTGAGTATTTTGGATATGAACGATCAAGAAGGGAAAACAGCGGTGCAGGGGATGACTTGCTCATTCCTAAAGTTCTTGTAGTAACCTGTAATATTTACTACAGTGAAGACCACATGAACCCTAAAGACCCAGCATACTGCTAAGGTATGCGTACGTAACTAAGGAGATATACAATGTTTTTAACGAAACTAAGAACTATAGGCACTGCAGCTGAGACAACTCCTGGCACACCTATAGCCGTATCAGGTCTACTAAACAATGTAAGAGCATGGGACCTGGCAATTGGCAGCATAACAGTAGAACCTGATGCCAATCCATCCAAGTATGCAACTGGTGACTTTGGCCTTGGAGAATCCATTCCAGGCAACCAGTCTGCGTCAATCAGCTTTAACACTAAGTTCTGGTCAGAGGCATCTGGTGTAGAACCAGCATGGACCAAGTTTGCTAAGGCTGCTGGCTGTGCTGTAACAGAGGTTGATGGCGACTTTGACGTGTACCCCTCAAAGGATACTGTTGAGGATGCTATCACTATTGGTATCTTTGACATAGCTGGTCAGAACGCAGCATCAGGCTTGCACTATGAATTCACTGGAGCAATAGGTAACTGTACCGTCTCAACTGAAGGCACAGGAAAGCCTTATACAATGGGATGGGAATTTACAGGTGCCCTTAACGACATCAAAGACATTGATGTTACTGAAGTTCCAGTATATTCTGGTTCAGTATTAATTCCTGACAGATTCTTAGCTGGTAGTGGAGTCATAGGTACACACACTGTATGTATTTCCACCATGAGCTTTGGATTTGGTAACGCTGTTACACCTGTTCAGTGTCAGAACTCTGACTCAGGGTATAAGCAGTTTGTTATTACCAATATGGAACCAACGCTTACTATCAATCCTCTTCTAGAGTCTAATGCAGATTATGACTTCTGGAGCAAGTGGACAGAGGGAACTATTGAAGCTGTAACTATTGAAACAGAACAGTTCAAGTTCTACGCACCAAGATGTCAGATTACAACTGCTAACGTAGAAGACTCAGATGGTGTTCTAAGAACGACTCTAGAACTAAGACCTCTGAGACCGTCTACAGAAGGGGATTATAGCTATGCGCCTTGGGTAATGACAATCAAGAGCAGAGAATAAGTAAACATAGAACCGAGATGCTGGTCTCAGTTCTTATCATTCAACAAGCTAGCACTAGCTAAAGGGCCTGATGGGAAGCCAGCACTTCCTGTCAGGCTTTTATTTTAAGGAGTTTTACAATGGGTAACAAGAGATTTAGATTAGATGAAGAGACTAAGAAGAAGATGATGGGATTGGTTCCCATCACAAGTGACTTTACAGTAGACTTTACACCAGAAGTATTTAAAGACTTCCCTGTAGAAATACAGCCAGTATTTACTCTTAAGCCTTGGAATAACAAGGAGATAAAAGAGGTTGCCAAGGTAGGAGAAGATGATACCAAGGCTATGCTGGCTATAGCCAAGCAGATAGTAGGCTGGAAGAATGTAATAGTTCTACCTACTGAAGACGAGCTAGTCTATGAACCTGATCCTAAAGGTGGAGTAAAGGTTGAACTACTGGAACGGATCCCAACCAAGGTATCTGTAGCGATTCTTACTGAACTTGGAAGAATCTCTGGAGCCAACTAATGACAAGAGGGGCTGTACAGACAGCCCTTTTTCATTAAATTGGAGACACAAACTCTATGGATGACACGTATAGAGCGGGTATCTTTGTCCTAGCCTTAATACACGCTAAGAAGATACATATTACTTGTACTGACTGTAATGACAGGCAGAAAGAGTTCTTTAAATGTAAGGGCCCCAGCGAAGAGCCAGTATTCAGTGAAGATGACTATGAATTTTATAACTGTCCTCTAAACTGGCTAATACCTGAGATATATGACTGGTGGGATGAGGTACAGTATTATGAATCATTCCCAGGTAGTGCTCCAAAGTATGGCGACCATTCACCTAGATTCTGGGAAGCATACAAGTTTTATAAGAGTGTGTATAACAAGTACGCATACGAGTCATCCAAAGATAAATCAACCGATGACTCGCTAAAGACCCTAAGGGCTAACTTCAGGAAGAGATAACGATGTACTTATTAGGTGAAGGTCCCCAGTATGGGTTTCCTGAAAATTACAAGAAGCTTTTCCGATTAGGAAAATATGCGTTATATACTAACATATTTAGAGAAAAGAGGGTATTTTATTTCCGAACTCCTTCTTCTGTTGGAGCAATTGTTTTTAGGGATCCTCACATAATATTTAATTTTTGTGTCTATTATGTTTGTTTGGCGTTAACTAAATACCGTATCCCAATAGACATAATACTGGAGCTGATAGAAGATAGAAAAAACGTTGAGCGCATAATAAGATCCTACATGGATCCATTCAAATATCACATGAAATTGGCTAACGCTGAGGTAATAAAATTACTTACACGCTATGCCAAGAAGAAGCACTTATTCAAGAACAGGACAGGAGAGCTTGAAGCCAGCATACAGTCATTTGATGACCATGTAATAACATCAAAGAAGAAATACTTTAAGTATGTACTTGATAGAACAAAAGACCCGTTATTTGATAAAGCAATACGAGATAACAAAGAAGCTATAGGAAAGATAGTTGAGAAACATTTAGATTCTGCTGCAAAGATAGCAGAACATAGGACCCGTTATTTAATTATTGAATCTCAGAAGTTGATCATAAAGAGAGCTCTTGGCTATGCCTTTGCATACTTAACACCACAAATAGCTCAAAGAATAAGATATGGGCGGCAAAAATAAGAAGGTAATATTATGTCAGAAAAGATTCAATATGAAGTACAAGTAGTTGATAAAAGCTCTGCGCCTATCGCTAAAATTAGTGCGGAAACCAAGAAACTTGGTAAAGAGACTAAGAGTTTAGGCAAAGCATTTGCTGAAACCTTTAAGAACGAAGTTAAAGGTATAGGCGAAGGTATATCAAAGCAATTTAAAAGCGTTCATAAAGGACTCACTGGTATCATAGGGTCAGTAATTGGAACCATAGGTAAAGCCATAGTTAATCTTATCAAGATGAAGCTAGCTATAATGGCCGTCACTTGGATTCTGAAGACAGCAGGGGGAGAATCAACTAAGCTTGGAAGATTTTTAACTCAAGCTCTATCTCCTATTGGCAAGGGTCTTCTAGGTCCCCTCATTGAAGGAGCAAAGAAAGCCAAGAATGCACTAGATCAGATGCTCTCTACTTCTGTAGGTTTCAAACGCTTTAAGTTAATAGTAGCTGATCTAATAAATATATTCAGGTTCGGCGCCGATACACAGATAGCCTTTACAAGGGACTTTAAAACTTTTGGGGATGTATTTGACAAACACATTTCTAAATTAAGTCCACTAACTCGGAATATTGCTAGCGGGTTTGCCTTTGGTGCTCAATCTATGGGTAATTTCTTCAGACAAGGCGACTCAGTACTTAAATTCTTTCGTGGGTTTACAAATATAGGCAGCAAAGTATTAGGCTTTATTTTAAAATTTCCCTTAGCCATACTAGGCGTAGGCGCAGCAGTGGTAACAGCTATAATCTCACTCAAGAATATAGGTAAGACAATCAAGGAGTTGGATGAAGAACTTGATAAGTCGGTAATATTAAATATGTCAGTAGCAGAGTTTAAAGGTTGGGACTCAGCCTTTAGATATGCTGGTACATCAATGGAGAATATGTCAGCGTCTATAACAAGGTTTAACCTTGAGGCGTACGAGGCGGTAAGAAAGGGAGGGGAAGCAGCCAAGGTATTTAAAGACCTGGGCATAAGTGTACTGACTACAGATGGTTACATGAAGCCTTCTAATGAGTTATTTGAAGAGGCCATATCTAAGCTAGCTGGTATAAAGGATATAACCCTACGCAACGCAATGGCATTAGCAATCTTTGGCGCAAGAGGTAGAGAGATTATACCAGTTCTTGATGACTACAACAATAATGGCAAGAAGGCCATTGAGTGGCACAAGCGATTCAAGACACAACTACAGGCATCAGCAGAAGCATCATCCCGCTTTAATGACTTCTTGCAGAAGATAGGCGACACAATGAAGATTGCCTGGCAGCAGTCAGCCTATAGGATTATTCAAAGGCTTAATGATACATTTGAGATTCTTACCATTGGCGGAGACAGATATGCTGATGGAATGGTAAAAGTTTTTGACGTCATAGCTGAGACAACTGGTAAAATAATAGACGCATTAAACGTAGTCTTAGGATCCATTCAGGGAACTATAGGCTTCTTAAGAGCAGGCATATTAGGCTTATTAGTCACAGTAGCTAAGGCATATACAGAGATGCTGGCTATGATCAATTCCATTCCTAAGATTGGTCCTAAACTGGTCTCATATAAAATGGTTAATGACTCAGTTAAGGCACTTGAGAAGTTTAGTGATGAGTTTGAGACAGTAAGGGAACAAGTTGAGAAGAATGCTGAACTAGTAGGCAGATCAATGGCACAGATGTTCACTGGTGTCAAGCCTAGTGTGTCTGGTAAACCGTCAGGACAGGAACGCCCACCTACATCTACACCTGCCAAGGCAGCCAGTGGTGGCACAACTATATTGTGCACAACTAATAATATTGATATGGGTGGACTTAGAGACTTCAATGCAGCCAGACTTCAGGCATTAGACCAGTATTCAGAGCTTAGCCTTAGTATTATTCAGCAGGCTCAAGTTAGAGAGATGGCTATATTAGCCGTTTCTTATGACAAGAAGAAACAAGACCTTACCAATTCAATCATGTATGGTTACCTGACTGAAGAGGAAGGTGCTGATGCCAAGATTGCCCTATCCAAGTGGTACGAACAGGAAAGACTGAAGATATCAGCAGATGGTACACAGACATACCTGGACAACTTGCAGAAGACTAAAGAAGAAGCCATAGCCAAGTATCAAGATTTAGCAGATGGAGCAGGAGCAGCATTAAAGCCAATAGGTGATAACTTTTTCAACATATATGATATGATGGCTAAGGTTGATGAGCAGAACGCCCTGATGTATAACTCATGGTCAGCAATGTTTGAAGGAATGAATAACGTATCGCTTTCAGTGGTTGAGAATTTTGGTAACATGTACACTGTTCTTAATGATGAGAATGCTACCTATCAGGAACAGCTACAAGCCACTATGGCGGTCATTTCATCCCTGGCCCAGCAATCTACCAATATAATGAATCAACTGGCCCAGAACCAGTCCCAGACGGCTCAGAACGCACTCAAAGAATGGTATGATGCTGAGAAAGAGAATATATCAAAGACAGTAAAGGGTAGAAAGAATCAAGAGAAGGCATTAACTAAGTTAGATAAAGAACGTACAGAACGAGAAGAGAAACTAAGAAAGGAATCTGCCCAGACACAACAAACAGTAGCTGTTATATCAGCGGTTATTAATACCGCTCTAGGTATCACACAAGCGTTAGCTAATCTGCCACCTCCAGCGTCATTTGTAATGGCTGGTATAGTGGCAACATTAGGAGCAGTACAGATAGGAATGATAGCATCTCAGAAGTTTGCACAGGGAGGTATTGTTTCTGGTACATCTCGTTCAGGTGATAATATGACCGCCAGAGTTAATAGCGGAGAAATGATACTAAACCAGAGACAACAGGCAGAGTTATTTGCTATAGCTAATGGCAGGGCCCCAGCGTCAACCATTACTATTACAACCGCTCCTATAACTATTAACGGTAATATCTCAAGCGATACAGTAAATCAATTAGACGAGTATTCAATGAGAGAACAACAGAGACTCAAGACAATGCTAAAAGAGTTAGCATTTCAGGGTGAACTAAACTTCATAGGGGCATAACATGTATATATACGCAACAGGTGTGGCACCAACAGAGTTTAGAACATCTCTTAACTATTTAACCGATACTACTTATGGTCTTGAATGGTTCAAAGGTGCTGACGGTAACTATTATGCCAGTGACCTTGGACCTGAAGCAGATACTTACATAGCTAGCATAAAGACTTATGGAACAGAGAGTTACATTAATAACTTGATTACAACACTAGACTCTATAAGAACTAATCGTATAGTATTACTTATGTCTGACTTTGCTAGTAATGAGTTATTCTTTGGTGAAGACGTCAATCATTCAGGAGTAGTGTCGGGAGTTGTATCCGACATAGAGTTGAGAAAGAGCGTATCACTAAGAGGCTTTGAGTTGAATGTAAAGATTAGAGGAATTGACTTGGCATTTAATACCTATGCTTCAGGGTGGCCAGCAACCATAGACTGCATACAACAAGACTACGAAGCAGACAGAGATTATACCGTTGGCATTTATGACACTTATACCTCTGAGCCTTATGCGTATGATGAACTAAGTGATGAAGGAATATGTACCTTTGCCGCCACCCTTACTAATGCTCAACTGGCACAGTTGAGGTATTACAAGAGAGTACACAGAGGAGGAGATATAACGCTTCCTCTAAATGGTTTAGCTGGTATCAGTTATCCCTTTGGCCCATCATCAGGGGCAGGCCCCCATACTATTAAATTTCTTGATATCAAAGAGAAGTCAAGACTAGGACTAACCCATTGGGTTGTTAATCTTAAACTATCAGAGGTTATTAGCTAACTAACCGTTCTATACGTATCTCGTAAAAGAGATACGCATATACAACAATAAAAGGATATATTATGTTTTACGTAGCAGCAAGAAAAGATACACGAGTTGAACTTGAAAAAGGTGGCAACAGTCTTGACTTTACCAACTCAACACAAAGGAATGCTTTTAGATCGGCTCTTTGTACCAACTATGGTATTAGCGATAGCAATCTATCGCTATTCTATGC